TTATTTCTTCTGCAAGTTGCTTAGGATCCATTAGATATTCTCCTTGATTCTAATTCTTTTTTATTTATAATTTACTTAATTTTGATAGGAAATTTTCAAATATTTTCAACTTAGTCTTCTCAAGATCTCTTGATGATGCTTTGGAAATCTGCTTTTTGTAAGAATCCAAATCAACTTGCTTGAAAAGACCATTCTCCCAAATCCATTCCCTACCTTCCATAATACCATTAACAAAAGCATTTGGCGCGGATGGATCTGCAACAATATCAACTGCTGCTAACATGAAATCTTCTTGTACTTCTTGATACCCGTTCTTTTCCACCAAAGAACCCATACCACGGGAAGAAACACCTAACTTTGCTCCTTCGTCCATGAGATTCTTTACAATTTTACCATATGGAGTGTCGAGAACTTTGGCTTTACCGCAAACATAATTCTTATCAAAGTGAAGTTCTTTGATCATATGTGCAGCACGCTCAAGGTTGACTGTTGGGCCTTCTGGATGTCCAAGTTCGCCGATTGCTCTACTTGTATCAACATATTCTTTGATGTAGCGATTTACCTCTTTTTGCATGATTGGCATAGGGTAAATTCTACCATTCTTGTTCTTTGATTCTGATTCCATGAAGACACCTTCGATGAAATAGTTCTTCTTTCCATCTGTGGATGCTTCGGTCAGGATACGAACATCAAGTGTTGTTTCGGTAATTAACTTCATTTCTTGCCCTTCATTGCCTTACCGATTGCTTTTCTTCTGTTTTTAAGATAAGAATCGCTTTTGTCTACTTTTCCGTCGTTATTGACATCTGAATCTTCTTTACCAACTGGATCTAGTTTTTCATCTATTTGCTCGCCACAAGAAGAGCATTCTTCTTCGTTGAACAATTCTGCCGATAATTCCTTCTTTTTCTCTCGAAAAGCAGTACCTACTCTAGAATAGAGAGATTGGTGAATTGCTTGCTTGAAGAGTTCAAGATCGCCGTTTATAAGATGATTAATTGCATCTGACATATTGTGTCTCCGTTAATATGTATTTATTATTTTTAGTTATTTAGGTAAATGTTCACCAGTTCACAATATTCAGGATATAGATCTTCTGTTCTTTTAATGAATCTTGTTCTATACTGTATGGCTCTGATATCTTGTCCATTTTTTATTCTATTCATAAAATGAACATAACCTGTTTCTACGCTTCTTTGTTCTATTTCTGCAACTGGTGTATTTACTTTGTTGTGTCCTAAAACAGATTGTATTTGATTTATATCTCCATATTTTTCTTTTACAAATTCCACCAACATTTGTTCTTCTAAAAGAGACATGCACAGAGTTGCATATTCTGGGTGTTTATTTTCTAACAATTCGTCAAACTTTCGTCCGTTTTTGTAAATAAAATTATAAATGGTGGTGCTGTATTTATTTAATAATTCTATATCGTTTCCGCCTATTACTCCAGCAACAACAGAATTGTAATATTGATTTTCTTTATAGTTTTTAACATAATTTGTTAATTGTGAAGGAATATCATCTAAACCATACAAAACTATGTCCTTTGCTGAATTGGACACTATATCGTTATAACTTAAAACTCTTTCTCTTATTTCTTGTACGAAAATAGGATTTGTTACTTTCGGTATTGGTTTAGTAAAAAAAGCATCATTATCGAAATGAAGAAACGGTTCTGTTTGTATAGAATATGCTTTTATTTTTCCTGCGGCCCAACATTTTTTAGTTACTGAATGTAGTTCATTTAAACTTAGATTTACATCAGAATAAGGTAAACCTAATTTATCGACTAAAATTTCTTTACCCACATCATCCGTTACTAATTGAACTTTATAACCTTTTTCTAAAAAAGAAAATAAAGAACTAATCCAAGTGTACCAATATAATTTTTTTTGTATATAACCACTTGGAGTTACAACTGAATTTAAATTTTGTGTATCATTGTTTAAAAAACAACCAGTATATAAAGATTGAACTATTTTCATATTAAATATCTCCTCCTATAATAGGTCCTACGCCAGACCCACCACAAGCAGTTCCGTCACAATTCAAAGAAACTCTTTCGGGTAAAAGAGACGAAATATACATCTTAGTGTACAAACCTACTCCATCTTGACTTGGTGATTGGGTTTCAGATGTACAATATACACATCCTAGATCACAACTAGTACATGTGTGTCCTTCATTATTAACTTCTTCACATGTTAATAACTCCTGCACATTAAATGGTCCGTATTGTTTGGGAAATGCACCCGAAAAACAATCATTTCCTAAATCGTTTTTGCAATAAACAGAAGAACTTATTTTGGCGCTTATAAACTGTCCCGTGTTACATCCATCCAAATCAGGTCCTTCAAAGTATGTTAAAGTTCCAAATTTGGGATACATTATCGTACAACCGCAATTAGAAGTTTGAGCACCTGTTCCTCCTGGCGGACAACAACTATTACATGGTGGACACTCTGGACAATCAGGACACTTTGGACAATCTTCTGGACAAATTTTTGCTGATCCACTTGCACATTTTGTTTGACATCCTAAATCTTCCTGTCCTTCCTCGCATGGACATTCTTTAGCAGCATTTTGATACCAATCAGATTTAGCATCTGATGGACATTGATTTGGACACTTTGCTTCATCTCCATCATCGTTGCACGGACATTCTTTTTTGGAATCTTGATACCAATATTTGTCTGGGAATGGAGTGGATCCATCTTCTTTTAAACATGGTTGTGGACATTTAGGTAAAGCACCACCGTGTTGACACACACAGTTGTTATTGGCAATAAGTCCAAATAGAGTTGCTAAAGCACCTGAGCATTTGCACCAATCTGAAGGTAGAAGTGCTTCACCGTCTTTGGGAGCCAAGCATGTACCACATGTTTCTGGTTGAGGACAATCTGGACAATCAGGACATGGTTCTTCTGGAGGACATGGTCTGTCCTCAGGCCCGAAAGGGATTCCGTTAGCGGGGAACCCTCCTTCGCCTGCAATGTACATTATCTTGTTGCAAGCGTCAACAAAGATATCTCCCGCTGCTATTTCAGAATCACAAGGAAATGCATTTTCTGCTGTACACCCTTCACAGGTACATTCTCCACCACCTTCACCGCATATGTCTCCGCCTTGACCATTCTTTGGACCTGGTGGTGATCCTCCATCGGTTGCACACTCTGGAAAATCATCTAAAAATGCTGCTGTCAGTTCCTCTGAAGGATCACCTTCTACTAATAATTTAAATTCTGCTAGATTTATAGATCCACCACCAGCAAATAGTGAATCTGTTGGTATAAATGTAAACTTGCTTCCTTGAGTTGCAGTTAGTTTATCAGAACTCAGTCCATTTATTTTCTTAAAATCACCATAAGTCCATGAATAATTTCTATTAGGTACATTTCCCGTCCCCACATATCCCCAAGCAACTATGTTTTTATCGCCATTTATATTAGTAGAATCATCACCAAGAGTACCTATAAAACCTCCAATAGGAGGTGATTGTGTATTCGCATTAGTTACATTAAAATAACCGCAAGTAGGAGTACAGGTGGCTTGAAAAAATTGATTCTGTGTTGTATTTTGTGAATAGTAATTAACACTGCTCGTTGATTTAACAACTCTACCTTTTAAATTATCAATACACTGCTGCTGTATAGGACCGCCGCTTCCACCGTCTGTTTCGTTTGTGGGTAAGCAACCGCAACCAATAATAGGAGATCTTCCTGCTGCTCCTTTAGGACCTGGAGGACCTGGAGGACCTGGAGGACCGTCACCTCCTCCTCCTCCACAGCAATCTGGACATGGGGGTTCGTTAACAACTACAGAACGACCACAAGTTGTGTCAGCACAACTGTTATCATTTACTTGATTAAATTTGCTTTCTGTAAATACAGGATCCGACATCAAAAACCCCTTATATTAAACTGCTCGCATCATAGTCAACACCCTTACTACTTATAAAGTTTTGAGGTGAAGGGGAAACGGGTTGTCCTTGATCTGGAGAGGAAGGAGCACTCTGTGAACCTTCCACTGGTACACTCCCAGCAGACTGTTGCTCTTGTGCTTGAACTTGAGCCATTTCTTCAGCCTTTTCTTGTTGAATTTGCTCATCAATTTCAGCAATATCTTCATCTGTTTGACGGAGAATATTCTTACGAATCCAATAATCTGAGAAGAACTTGCCAGAGTAATCTGCGACTTCTCTCATGATGGTCATTCTATCTTTATAGATTTCTGCTTGCTTCGACTCTGCAAAATAAGAATCGGTAGCATAGTCTAACTTTATTTTTTGACAAATCTTAAACCAATCATCTTCACTCATAATTTGCTTAGTCAGGCATTGAACCTTTAGGAAGTTCAAAAGCAATTCACCGAATTTTACGCGGAGTCTGCTTACAAACTTAGAATATTTCAATTCATCTCTACTAATTTCTGAAGCACGACCCATGTTGAAACCATTGTCTGCTTGTATACGAGATTCTGGTATATTCAGTGATCTTAATAATTTCTTTTGGAAATAAAGAACATCTGCCATCTCACCCAAGTTCTGTCCGCCTGGTAAGGTTTCTATGGATGTACCTCTACCACCTTCACGACGAGGTAGCCAGAAATCTTCCAACATGGACATATGCTTCTTGTCGTCTCGAATTTCTCCGCTATTTGCATCATAAACAACCTTGTTTCGATAACGATTCATGACTTCGCGGAGATATTGCTCTGCTTTATTCTTTGGTAGAGAACCGACATCAATATAGAATATTCTACGCTCTGGTGCTCTTGACCAGCGGTAGATAACCGTAGCATCCTCGACCATTCTGAGCATATTGAGTGGTTTAATTGCCTTATGCAAGAACCCGACTATCTTCTTGGTGGTGTGATCGTATAGACCAGAATGTACATAATTGATAGAATCAGGAGCAATTTTTACTCCCTGTTCTACTGTATTGTAATTAATGTTGTATGTGCTTGGTGTAGCACGATCAAAAGGCATGTACATATAGAATTCTTCCATTTCAGTTGGAACTTCTATATTACCTACCTTTTCTTTTTGCTTTACTTGCTTTATCTTCTTGATACGCAAAGGATCTATATTTCTATATTCCTTAGCACCTTTTTTCTTGTTATCATTCAATATGATGTGATAGTAAAGTCTTCCGTCGATATAGAATCTTCGGAAAATATCATATGCTTTTCTTTCGAAATCCAAAAGATAAAGAACTTCGTCAAATGATTCCTGTATCTTATCTTTGATAGAATCAGAAACATTGATCTTATCCAGATTCAACTTTATTATCTTTTCTCTGGCGTCTACGGTGATGACTTCATTGGTGACATCATCCACCGCCATTTCTACTTCAGCATTAAGAGACATCTCTCGATACTTTCTGATCATGTCCGTTTCTGTTCGGACTGTACCATCAAGATCGACATAATAGCCCTGTAAACCACCTCCCGCTTCGACGACAGTAGAGCCGTCATCTACAGGAGGTGGCACTATAGAGAAAGTATCTTCCTCTTTCTCTGTTCTAGAAAATGTAAAACCAAAGAAGTCTTTCCAAGCCATAATATAAAATATCCTTTGTTATGTTTATGCTAATTCGAAGTAAGAGTATGCAAACATAACAGTAAATTCAGACACGGTATCTACTTGATCGAATGCAACATCTACTGAAGAGATTTCTTTTGGAAAGAGAGCGTAGAACTTATATGTTCTTACTGGTCTTCCTGCTCTATCTAATTGTTCGATGGTAGCATTATATTGCTTAACAGCATTCCAAAGACCAGCACTTGATGCAACATTTGCGACATGATCGTTGAATTGACGATTCCAATCTTCAAATGTCTTACGAAGATCCATTTGTTCTTGGTTAAGGACTGTTACTTGCCAATCTTCATATGATCTATCGCCAGGGGCCTTGATTGTACGGCCCATATATGGTACGCTGATTTCACCGATTGTAGATGCTGGTAAGGACGAAGCCTTTCCGAAAAATCTCAAGTCACCTAAGTTACTGAAACCATTTACTGTTACTCTGAACAGCGTTGGTTTAGAACCGCCGTCAAAGGCTGAAATAAAGTTATTGATACTAAATTGAGACATGTTCTATGTTCCTTTTTCTTTATTTATTAGGCGCCAATCTCGCTGAAATTG